TGGATCGTCCGGCTGGCGACCCAGCACGGCCGGCCGGTCCGGATCGCCCTGGTCGCGGCGACGATGGACGAGGCGCGCGAGATCATGGTCGAGGGCGAAAGCGGCCTGTTCAGGGTCGGCGCCCTGGCCGGGATCAGGGCCCTGTGGGAGCCGAGCCGGGGCCGGCTGAGCTGGCCCGGCGGAAGCGTCGCGATGATCTTCTCCGGCGAGAATCCGGACGGTCTGCGCGGGCCCCAGCATCATTATGCCTGGTGCGACGAGCTCGCCAAATGGGCGCGGCCGGAGGAGACCTGGGACAATCTCCAGATGGGGCTTCGCGCCGGCGAGCGGCCGCGCACTTTGGTGACGACGACTCCTCGGCCGATCCCTTTGCTCAAGCGGCTGATCGGCGAGCCGAGGACGGTGATCACGCGCGGCCGGACCGACGACAACGTCACTCTCGACGAGGACTTCTGCGCGGCCATGGCCGAGAGCTATGGCGGCACCCTGATCGGCCGCCAGGAGCTCGGCGGCGAGCTGCTCGAGGATGTCGAGGGGGCGCTGTGGACCCGAGCGCTGATCGAGCGCTGCCGGGTGCCGATGGCGGCGCTCGACGGCGGCCGGGCGCTGCGCCGGGTCGTCGTCGGAGTCGATCCGCCGGCGGGCTCGTCCGGCGACTCCTGCGGGATCGTCGCCTGCGGAGTGGACGGCGACGGCGTCGGCTACGTGCTGGGCGACCACAGCGTCCGCGGCCTTTCGCCCGAAGGCTGGGCCCAGGCGGTGGTGAGGGCCGCCGCCGCCTGGGAGGCCGACCGGGTGGTGGCCGAGAACAACCAGGGCGGCGACATGGTCGAGAGCGTGCTTCGGACGGTCGATCCCGAGCTTCCGGTGAGGGCGGTCCGGGCGCGCTTCGGCAAGGGCCGGCGGGCCGAGCCGGTGGCGATCCGGTTCATGCGCGGCCAGGCCCGCTTCGCCGGCGCCTTTCCGGAGCTCGAGGACGAATTGTGCGGCCTCACCGCCGGCGGCGCCTATGCCGGGCCGGGCCGCTCGCCCGACCGGGCGGACGCGATGGTGTGGGCGCTGACCGAGCTGATCTGCGGCCGGCCGCGCGGCGAGCCGGGAATCCGCTTCCTGTGACCGGTCCTTTGGAAAGGCGATCAAGCTCCAGCGCGGACCCGAACCCGCGCACCCTCGCTGTCACCGAATTGTTGAAGTTGCAACGCCCAAACCCTATATGGGAACCATCATCCTAGCGGGCAGGGCCCGTTAGACAGGCCGGGGCTTCGCGCTCCGGCCTTTGTCGTTTAGGAATGCGACGATGCGGCGCGTGATCGTCTATATCGACGGCTTCAACCTCTATCACGCGATCCACGAACTCCGCCGGCCCTGGCTGAAATGGCTGGATATCCGAGCGATGGCCGAGAGCCTGCTTCGGAAGGACGAGGCGCTCAAGTCAGTCAAATATTTTTCGGCCTACGCGACCTGGATGCCCGCCCGATATGCGAGGCATCGCGACTATGTCGCCGCGATCGTCTCGCGCGGCGTGATCGCCCACATGGCCCAGTTCAAGGAAAAGCCGCGCAAATGCCTCTCCTGCGGGGCCAAGTGGATCGGCCACGAGGAGAAGGAGACCGACGTCCAGATCGCCGTTCACATGGTTGCCGATGCGCTGAAGAGCGAAGCCGAACGGCTGATCGCCGTCACGGCCGACACCGACCTGGCGCCCGCGATCCGGATGATCGCAGCCTCCGTGCCCGATTGCGAAGTGTTCGTGGCTGCTCCGCCGGGACGATTCGGCAAGTGCCGCGCGCTGAAGCCTCGTCTGGAACTCACCTCCGGGCGGCTGGAAAAGTGCCTGCTCCCGGAGACGCTGAATGCGGCCGGTCGGATCATTCAGAGGCCGCAAAGCTACACACCTCCTTTCTGACAGGAGCTTTCGATCATGAAATGGTTCGGCTGGAAGGCCGTCCGGGGGACCGGGCGGCCTTTGCTTTTTTCGGGGTGGCGGCATCTGTTCTCGGCGGAGCCGTGGCCGCGATCCTACGAGGCCCAGGTCAGGGAAGCCTATCTCGCCAATCCGGTTGCGCAGCGGGCGGTCCGGCTGGTCGCGGAGAGCGTCGCCTGGTGCCCGGTCTACGAGGTTTCGACCGCCGCCGGGCCCACTCCACCGTCCGCCGCCGGCGGACGGTCCCCTTCCCCGTCCCGGGGAGGATTGGCGACCCCGGCCCTGCTCGAGACGGTGGCCTCGCAGCTGCTGCTTCACGGCAACGCCTTCGTCCAGCTCCTCCCCGACGCCGCGGGCGCGCCGGCCGAGCTGTTCGCGCTCCGCCCCGAGCGGGTGACGGTCGAGGCGGACTCGATGGGCTGGCCGGCCGCCTATCTCTACAAGGTCGGCGAGGCGAAGAGCCGGCTGCCGGCGCTCGACGGCCTCGGGCGGCCGTCGCTGGTCCATCTGAAGGCGCACCACCCGCTCGACGACCATTACGGGCTGGGCTGCCTCGGCTCGGCGGCGGCGGCGGTGGCGGTGCACAATGCGGCGGCGCGATGGAACCGGGCGCTGCTCGACAATGCGGCGCGGCCCTCGGGCGCCCTGGTCTACGATCCCGGCGACGGAGGGATGCTGTCGCGCACCCAGTTCGAGCGGCTGCAGGGGGAGATCGAGGCCAAGTTCCAGGGCAGCGCCAATGCCGGGCGGCCGATGCTGCTCGAGGGCGGGCTCAAATGGCAGGCGATGAGCCTCACTCCCGCCGAGATGGACTTCGTCGGGCTGAAGGCGGCGGCGGCGCGCGAGATCGCGCTCGCCTTCGGAGTGCCGCCGATGCTGCTCGGCCTGCCCGGCGATTCGACCTACGCCAATTATCGCGAGGCGAACCGGGCGCTGTGGCGGCTGACCGTGCTGCCGCTGGCGGAGCGGATCTTGAGCGGAATCTCGGCCGCTCTCGCCGCCTGGTGGCCGGGGGCGAGGCTGGCGGTCGACGTCGACCAGATCAGCGCGCTGGCCGAGGATCGCGAGCGGCTGTGGCGGCAGGTGAGCGGAGCCGCTTTCCTCAGCGACGGGGAGAAGCGCGAGATGCTCGGCTTCGCCGCGGCGAACGACAATTAGCGGGGGACCCGATGGCTCAGAACAATGCATCCATGGTCGCTCTTCTCGTCGCTCAGGCGGAGGCGCAGGGGGCGGACCTGGTGACCCTGCGCGCCCTGATCGAGGAGGCGAGCGAGGCCGGGGCCGAGCGGGCGCTGGGGGCGCTCGGCCTTCGCGACGAGCATGCGCGGCGGGACATGGACGAGCTGAGGGAGCTGCTCCAGGCGTGGCGCGACGCCAAGCAGGCGGCCTGGAAGGAGGTCGTGACCTGGGCGATCCGGATCATGCTCGCCCTGCTCGTGCTGGGGATGAGCATCAGGCTCGGCCTGTGGGAAATGCTGAAATGAGGTTCGCCGGCTATGCGGCCCTGTTCGACCGGCCCGACCGGGGCGGCGACATCGTCCGCGCGGGCGCCTTCGCTCGCGCGCTGAGGCTCGGCGCCGGGGCGGTGCCCCTGCTGTGGCAGCACCAGCCGGGGCGGCCGATCGGGCGGGTCGAATATCTCAGGGAGGACCGGCGCGGCCTCAGGGTGATCGCGCGGCTGTCCGACGGCGCGGCGGGACTCGAGGCGGCGGCCCTGCTCAGGCAGCGGGCGGCGACCGGGCTGAGCTTCGGCTACCGGGTGAGGGCGGCGAGAGGCGAGGCGCCGCGCGAGCTGACCGACCTCGACCTGGTCGAGGTGAGCCTCGTCAAGGCGCCGATGCAGCCGATGGCAAGGGTTCATGCGGTGGAGGGGTGAGGGGACAGTCACAGTGACTGTCCCCTTTCGTGATTTTCAACCGAGGAGAGAAGCAATGCTTGAAGTGAAGGCGGATGCGCTGGAGGCGTCGTTCGAGGCGCTGGAGCGGGAGGATGAGGGGGTCGCGGCCCTGAAGGACGAGGTGGCGGCGCTCAAGGCGCGGCTGGACGCCGGCGCGATCGCCGGCGCGCGGCCGGCCCTGTCGGGGGCGAAGGCGGAGGCTTCGCCGTTCGTCGAGCGCTACCTGAGGAAGGGGCTCGAGGCCGGAGTCGAGCTCAAGGCGATGAGCGGGGTGAGCGACCCCGCCGGCGGCTATGCCGTGCCCGAGGAGCTCGACGAGCGGATCGACAAGACGCTGACCGCGATCTCGCCGATCCGGGTGATCGCCAACGTCGTCAAGGTCGGCTCGGCCGGCTACCGCAAGCTCGTCACCACCGGCGGAACGCCGTCGGGCTGGGTCGCCGAGACGGCCGGGCGGCCGGAGACCAATACGCCGACCTTCGTCGAGGTCGCGCCGCCCTTCGGCGAGCTCTACGCCAATCCGGCGGCGAGCCAGGCGATGCTCGACGATGCCGCGTTCGACGTCGAGGCCTGGCTGGCGCAGGAGATCGCGACCGAATTCGCCCGCGCGGAAGGCGCGGCGTTCGTCGCCGGATCGGGAACCAACCGGCCGCTCGGCTTCCTCAGCAGCCCCGTTTCGGCCCAGGCCGACCCGGTCCGCCCGTTCGGGACCCTTCAATATCTCGTCACCGGGGTCGCCGGCGGCTTTCCGGCGGTCAACCCGCAGGACCGGCTGATCGACCTCGTCCAGGCGCTGCGCTCGCCCTACCGGCAGGGGGCGGTGTTCGTGATGAACTCGGCCACCGCGGCCCGGATCAGGAAGTTCAAGACCGCCGACGGCGCCTTCCTGTGGCAGCCCGGGCTGGTGGCGGGGCAGCCCGACACCCTGCTCGGCTATGCCGTGGTCGAGGCCGAGGACATGCCCGACGTCGCCGCCGACTCGCTGTCGATCGCGTTCGGCAATTTCCGGGCCGGCTATCTGATCGCGGAGCGGACCGAGACCCAGATATTGAGGGACCCGTTCACCAACAAGCCGTTCGTCCATTTCTACGCGACCAAGAGGGTCGGCGGGCAGGTGGCGAACAGCGAGGCGATCAAGCTGCTGAGGTTCAGCGCCTGACGACGGGGGGAGGGGAGGGGGACACGTAGGAGTACGTGTCCCCTTATATGCACGGACGGGATGGGGGACACGGAGGAGTACGTGTCCCCTTTTTTGCGGGGACGGGACATGAGCTTGTTCTTTGCCGACCTGGTGCGCGAGGCGAGCTTCGGCACCGGCAGCGGCGATCTGACCCTGGGCGGAGCGCTGCCCGGGCACCGGCGCTTCGCCGACACGGTGCCGCCGGGCGCGCGCTTCCATTATTGCATCGCCGGAGTCACCCGGCCCGACCAGTGGGAGACGGGCGAGGGCGAGCTCGGCAGCGGCGGCACCCTGGTTCGGCTTCCGCTCGCTTCCTCGGCGAGCCCGCCGGGGCCGGGGCCGGCCCAGGCCGTCGATTTCGCCGAGGGGCTGAAGACCGTCGCCCTGACCGTCGCCGCCGCCTGGTATTCGGCCAAGGAGGAAGGGGTGGCCGAGATCGGCGACGTCGCCGGGCTGCAGTCGGCGCTCGACGGCAAGTCGGCAACCGGCCACGGCCACGCGATAGCCGACGTGGCGGGGCTCCAGACCGCGCTCAACGGCAAGGCTTCGGCCGGCCACGGCCACGGCCTCGACGATATCGACGAGCTCCAGTGGGCGCTCGACGCCAAGGCCGAGGCGAGCCACGGCCACGAGGCGGGCGAGGTCGCCGGCCTGGCCGAGGCGCTCGCCGGCAAGCAGCCGCTCGACGCCGAGCTCAGTGCTCTCGCGGGCCTGGCGAGCGCCGCCGACAAGCTGCCCTATTTCAGCGGCGCCGGGACCGCGGCGCTGACCGACCTGACCGGGTTCGGCCGGAGCCTGATCGACGATGCCGACGCCGCCGCGGCGCGAACGACCCTGGGGCTCGGGACGGCCGCGGCGAGGGACGTCGGAACCTCCGGAGGCGCCGTCCCGCTGCTCGACGGCGCCAACAGCTGGAGCGCCGCCCAGAGCGTGGCGGCGACGGTCCGGACGACCGGCGCGACCAGCTTCGCGACCGGCAAGGGGGTCGAGTTCCGCTACAACGGCAGCGCCGGAGGAGTGATCTGCGTCGACTATGACGCCAATGTGGGCCGAGTCTTCGCGATCGGGGGAAGCAACCTCTATTTCCAGATCTACTCGACGGCGACCGCCTCGACGACGGCGCTCATGGTCACCGCGACGGCGCTCAACATGGGCAGCGGAGTCGCCCTCCAGGCCAACGGGACCCAGGTCGTCGCGAGCCGGCGGACCGGATGGGGGATTCCGACCGGGACCGCGACCCGCACCGCCTTCGCGACGGCGAGCGTGACGACGGCACAGCTGGCCGAACGGGTCAAGGCGCTGATCGACGACCTCGCCGCGCACGGGCTGATCGGAAGCTGAGCCGTGAACGGGGAGGCGATCGCCGGCCAGGCGGTGGCGTCGTGCGGCCTGGCCGGCGGCGCCGACGGACCCGATCCCGGCGCCGAGCGGCGCCGGCGCCTGGCCCGGGTCGGGGGAGACCCGCGCCTGGCGACCGCGGCGGCCGGCCCCCGTCCGCTCCGGGCCACGCGGCCCTAAGGAGGACCAGAGACCATGAGCTACTTCCTCAAGGACCCGCAGTCGCGGGTCGACTATGCCATCGACTGGGCCGCCTTCTACCTCGCCGGCCCGACCATCGCGGGAAGCGGCTGGTCGGTGAGCCCCGAGGAGCCGGGCGGCCTCGCCGTCGATTCGGCGAGCTTCGATGCCGGGCGAACCGCGGCGACTGTGAGCGGCGGAATCGCCGGCCGGGTCTATGCCTTGTGCAACCACGTCACCTTGTCCGACGGGCGCAGCGACGACCGCTCGATCGTCATCCGGGTGGAGGCCAGGTGATGGGCGAGATCCTGCTTTCGCCGGCGCCGCTGGCGCCGGTGTCGCTGGCCGAGGTCAAGGCCTTCCTTCGAATCGCGGCGAGCGACGAGGACGCCCTCCTCGCCGGGCTGGTGCGGGCCGCCGCCGACACCTGCGAGGCCTTTCTCGGCCGGGTGCTGATCGCGCGCGACGTCGCCGAGCTGATCGCGGCATCGACCGCCTGGACCCGACTGGGAGCGGCGCCGGTGCGCTCGATCGACGGAGCGGCCGCGATCGGCGCCGACGGGTCGGCGGAGGCGCTGCCGGTCTCGAGCTACAGCATCGACATCGACGCCGCCGGCGAGGGGTGGGTTCGGCTGCTCGAGCCGAGGCCCGGCAAGCGGCTTCGGATCGGTTATTCCGCCGGCATGGCGGCCGAGCCGAACGGAGTGCCGGAAGCGGTCCGGCAGGGGATCGTCCGGCTGGCGGCCCATCTCTACGTCCACCGCGAGGCGGCCGAGGCCGGCCCGCCGCCGGCGGCGGTGACCGCGCTGTGGCGGCCGTGGCGCCGGCTGAGGCTGGGCTAGGGATGATCGTGGAGGGCCGGTCGTGAGAGCGGTCCTTCGAGACGCCGTTTCGACTTCGCTCAACGGCTACTCAGGATGAGCGGTTTCAGATCAGGATCAAGGGTTGCCGGAGGGAGGCATGTTCGAGACGATGGCGGACCGGGCCGGGCGGCTGGCCCGGCGGCGGGCGGAGGAGCGGCGGAGCGAGCTGGCGCAGGAGCTGGCGGCCGAGCTGCGCGACGGGGTGCGGGTCGAAGAGACCGAGCAGGGCGTCCGGCTTTCCGGGCGCGCTATCGGCCGGCGCTTCGCGCTCGAGCCGCGGCTGCGCTGGCTGCTCGCGGGGCGCGGGCGATGACGGCCGGCGAGGCGCTCGCCGCCCTGGTCGCCGAGGCGCTGGCCGGACTGAGCGAGCTCAACGGCCGCTACGAGGGGCCGCCGCTTCAGGCCGCCTTTCCGTTCGCGACCGTCGAGGCGGGGCTCGAGACCGACTGGAGCCACAAGAGCGGGCTCGGCCGCGAGGTCCGGCTGACGGTGATCCTGCGCGACCGGGGCGAGCCGTCGCGGCTTCGGCGGCTGGCCGGCGAAGCGGAGACGGCGATCGCCGCCGCCGGAGCGGCGGCCGGCGGCTGGCGGATCGTGACGCTGACCTTCCTGCGCAGCCGGCTCTTCGCCGAAGCGGAGCGGCAATGGACGGCCGCGCTCGACTATCGGGCGCGGATGCTCAGCGAATGACTCGAGGCGGCCTTATTGCGGCTGGGCGGGCGCCTGGGCCGCCGCCTGCGCTTCGGGCTGGGCCGCCGCCTGGGCCTCGGGTGCGGCGGCGGCGGGAGCCTGCGCCTGCGCCTGGGCCTGGCCGGCCTGAGCCGGGACGAAGCGCTCGCTGAAGTTCACTCGGGCGTCCTCGATCTCGAGATTGGCCTGGTCCTGGGCGTTGGCGCGGGTCGCCCGAAGCGCCGTCTCGCGGCTGATGACGGCGTCGCGGAACGCCTGCTGCTGGGCCGTGCATTGCTGCGGATATTCGGTGTCGAAGGTGGCCTGAGTCATGCCGCCCTCGATGCTTCGGTTCACATAGGTGCGAAGGCAGGCGGTGAACGCCTCGCGCGCGGCGCGGGTCGTGTCCGATGCCTGGGCTGCGGTGGCGGCGGCCACCATCGCGACCATGGATGAGAACATAGCCAATCCCCCAAATGCTTGAAAGATGTGGAGAATGTCACATGACGGCTGAAAAAGGAAGCGCCTTTTTGCTGAAGGTCGGAAATGGCTCGCAGCCAACGGCTTACGCGACCGTGGCGGGGATGCGCACGACCCAGATGTCGGTCAACGGCGAGGCGGTCAACGTCACCAGCAAGGATTCCGGCGGCTGGCGCGAGCTGCTCTCGGGCGCCGGGCTGCGCTCGGTCTCGGTCGCCGCGAGCGGCATCTTCACCGGCTCGGCCGCCGAGTCGCGGCTCAAGGCCAACGCGCTCGCCGGGCTGCTCGACGATTACGAGCTGAGCTTCGAGAGCGGCGAGCGGCTTCGCGGCCGATTCCTCGTCACCCGGCTCGATTATGCCGGCGACTATAATGGCGAGCGAACCTACGGCCTGAGCCTGGAGAGCTCGGGCGAGGTGGCGAGCCTGTGACCCGGCCGGCCAATGCCGCCCGCGGCGAGGCGAGCCTGAGCCTCGGCGGCGAGGTCCTCCGGCTTCGCCCGAGCTTCGCCGCTCTGGTCGCGGCCGAGGAGGAATTGGGGCCGCTCTTCGCGCTCGTCGAGCGGGCGGCAGAGGGCCGGCTGAGGCTGGGGGAGATGGCGGCCTTGTTCTGGCATTGCCTCGCCGACCGGCCCGAGGGCTGCACCCGCGAGCGGCTGGGCGAGGCCCTGGCCGAGGCCGGGCTCGCCCGGACGACGCCGGTGCTGCGCGTGCTTCTCGAGCAGATCCTGCAGGGGCGCACGTGACTCCCCTCCCAGCAAGGGAGGGGGCGGGGGTGGGTGGCGCCGACGGCGCTTATGGTCGGGGAAGCGGAAGCTCGCTGCGCTCGCACCCACCCCTAACCCCTCCCTTCCAGGGAGGGGAACATGCCGGGCGCTTCGCCGAGAGCGCGGCGCGGCTGGCGGGGCTGGCGGGGGCCTGGCTGGGATGGCGGGCTGACGAGTTCTGGGGCGCCACGCCGGCGGAGCTGGCGGCGGTGCTGAGCGCCTTTGCGGGCGAGCCGGAAGAGGCGGCCTCGGCCGAGGATCTGGCGCGGTTGATGGAAAGGTTTCCCGATGGATGAGGAGATCGAGCGGCTGCTGGTCAGCGTTCGCGCGGACACTTCGGTTTTCGCCAAGGACGTGGCGGCGATGCGGGCGGAGCTTGACGGGCCGTTCGCCGCCGGCGCGGAGCGGGCCGGCCGGGTCCTCGAAAATGCGCTGGTCCGGGCGCTGAGGACCGGCCGGATCGGCTTCGAGGACCTGAAGCGCGTGGCGCTGTCGGCGATGGCCGAGATCGCCGAGGCGGCGATCCGTGGCGGCATCGGCTCGATGCTCGGCGGCGGCAAGAGCGGCGGCGGCCTCGGCGCCACCCTCGCCGGCCTGTTCGCGACGGCGCTGGGAGGAGCTCCGGGCAAGGCGATCGGCGGCCCGGTGGCGCCGGGCCGGCCCTATCTGGTCGGCGAGCGCGGGCCGGAGCTGTTCGTTCCGACCGCGAGCGGGCGGATCGAGACGATGCGCGGCGGCGGGGCGAGGGAGATCAGGCTCAGCATCACCGTCAACGCGCCCGCGGGGACCGAGCCGCAGGCGCTCAAGGCCTCGGGCCGGCAAGTGGCTCGGGCGGTCAGGCAGGCGCTGATGCGGGTGGAGGACTGAGCCATGGGACACTG